TGCCAAACTCTCCGACAATCCGCACTTGACGGTTGAAGATCCGAACTATATCGACCGCTTGAAGGGTTTGGGCGCGGATAACCTGGTTCGGGCCATGCTCGATGGAGACTGGGACATCATTGCCGGGCAGGCGTTTGAGAAATTACGCAAGTCCACGCATGAGATCGACCCTTTTACGCCGCCCGACGAATGGCTCGTATTTGGCAGTCTGGACTGGGGTTCAACTCGCCCGTTCAGCTTTGGCTTGTGGGCGGTGTCAAACGGAGATGACCTACCCGATGGCCGCTCCTACCCACGAGGCGCCATCATCCGTTATGACGAGTGGTATGGCTGGAACGGAAAACCGAACGAAGGTCTGCGCATGGAAGTGCCGGAAGTCGCCGAAGGAATACTGAAGAAATGCAATCGAAAACCAGCCTACATCATCGCCGATCCGTCTATGTGGAAGGTTGATGGCGGTCCTTCTCATGCCGAGACGATGAACCGATACGGAGTTGTTTTGAGAAAAGGCGACAACTCACGCCATGCCGGATACTTGGCGGTGAGGCAGAGAATCGCCGGGGATGCGAAACCGATGCTATATGCAACGCGCAATTGTCACGCTGGATTTTGGCGCACCATGCCGGACATTGTGATGGACGAACACCGATTTGGAATGAAATCTGAGGATGTGGATACCGATCAGGAGGAGCATTGCTACGACGATGTGCGTTATGCCTGCATGTCACGGCCATGGATGACCGAGAAGAAGGAAAAAAAGCCTGTGGTTGACCGCTGGTTCAGGCTCGAGGAGAAGACGGAAGAAAACTGGAGGACGGTCTAAATGGAAATGTCCAGAAGGACTTTTCTAAAGACTTTAGCCGCAGCCGCAGCCGTAACTGTTGTTCCTGATCTTGGTTTAGCTATTCCTCAATCTGAGGAGCCGGTCAAATGGGTTGTGGAGTATGAAAATTATGGTACATCTTTAGGTGTTGCTGGCTTTTGGCAACGAGGAAGCGAAAAACTCTGGCACGCAGTTAGGATTGACTGGATTTTGGATATACCTGAACGTGATGCCATTGAATTGTGCAAACAGGCTATTCGTCAGTGGTATGTTGAAACAGGCCAGTTTAAGTGGAGAGCCGTCTAATGGCCTACCCTAAGAAATCCAAGGGGAAGAAATCTCCCAACCAAGCCGTCGCTCTACCGCAGGACAGAGGCTCTGTCACCGATGACGAGCACGCAAAACTCGTCACCTGGGTCAACGAAGCAGACGACGCCACCGTAGATTCAAGAACCCTCTCGGAGAAATCCAGGAACTACTACGACTCAAAGCAGTGGACCGATACTGAGGTCGCAAAACTCGCCAAGCAAAAGCAAGCCGCAACGGTAGTCAATAGATGTAAGCCAAAGATCGATGCTCTTATGGGGATGGAGCACGCCAATAGAACGACCGCCAAGGCTTTCCCGAGAACGCCAAAACATACAGAAGGTGCTACCGCAGCGACGGAGGCGGTGAGGTTCTGCCTTCAGGACAATATGTATGAGCGGCACAGGTCTGACACTTGGGAGAACATGACTATCGAGGGTACGGGCGGGATAGAAGTCAACGTCGAACCCAAGGGCGAGTCCTTCAAAATCACCATAAAACATATGATGTGGGATCGGTTGATTTACGACCCGCACTCGCGCAGGAAAGACTTCTCGGACGCACGTTACCTTGGCCAAGTAGTCTGGATGGATTACGACGAAGCCGTTGCGATGTACCCAGGCGCTGAAGATGTTCTGGAGGAGATGCAAGCTGGGTCTGAGACTTACGACGACAAACCCCGCTGGATGGACAACACCAGACGAAGGGTAAAGATTGTCGAGTTGTACTACAAGAAGGACAAAGGGGACTGGTGCTACGCCTGCTTCACAAGGGGCGGGTATCTGAAGGAACCGAAAGTCTCACCGTTCAAGAACGAGGAAGGCGAGACTGAACATGCCTATGAGTTTGCCAGCCTATTTGTTGATAGAGACGGCGGGCGCTATGGCGCTTTGAGGCAGATTCTCGATATCCAGGACGAAATAAACAAGCGCCGCTCGAAAGCCCTGCATCTCATGTCGGTCAGGCAGGTGCGATGGGAACGTGGCGCGGTAGAGGATATCAACAAGGCGCGCGATGAACTCGCAAAACCCGATGGCGTGCTGGAGACGACTCCTGGCATGGAGTTCGAGATTCTGAAAACCGGAGACATGGCGGCGGCTCAATTCAATCTCCTGACTGAGGCCAAGATGGAAATGGACTTGATCGGGGCGAATGCCGCCACTCAAGGCAAGGACAAGACGGTTCAGTCTGGGGTTGCCTTGAGGCAAAGAGTAATGACAGGGCAGACCGAGCTGGCCCCGATGTTTGACATGCTCAAGAATCTTGATATCCGGGTGTATCGCAAGGTGTGGAACCGCATCAAGCAATACTGGAAGTCAGAGATGTGGCTGCGTGTCACCGACGACGAGAACAATCTGAAGTTCGTCGGCTTGAATAAACCCATGACGCAAGGCGAGACGCTTTTGAAGCAAGCTCAAGAACAGGGAGCCCCGCCTGAAGCCCTGGCGCAGTTGCAAGCCGAAATCGCACAGAATCCGATGATGCAGAAGGTCGTCTCAACTGAAAACGACATCGTGAATCTAGATGTTGATATCGTCATGGATGACGCGCCGGATACGGTGACTCAAGAGGTCGAAGATTTTCAGGCCATGGCTGAGATGGTCAAATCCGGGTTCCCTCTCCCTCCAGAGGCCGTCATCATGTCAAGTCCTTTGTCCAACAAGGACAAGATCATCAAGATGATGAAGGAACAACCCCAGATGTCTCCGCAACATCAGGAGCAGATGAAGAAGATGCAGGAGGAGTTTCAAAAACTTCAGGAAGAAAACCAACAACTGAAGGCCAATACGGAAACAGACATGGTGAAAATTGCCGCAGATGCGGAAGCCGATAAGGCAAAAGCGGCGTTGAAGAAGCAACAGCTTGACGATGAATACGCTCTCAAGAAAGAGGCGCAAGACAGAGAAGCGCAACTTGCGCGTGATAAGGCTATTGACGAGTTCAACCTCAAAAAAGATATAGCAGAAAAAGAATATGCGCTTGAGAAAGAAATGTGCGACAAGAAAAGTGCATTGGAAAAAGAAAAAGCAGAGGGAGAGATGGAACATAAGGCTGCTGATCTTGTGATGACCAAAGACCATGAGATGAAGAAATTGGATATCGAGAAGGAAAAGCTTGCCATCTCGGAGAAGGACAAACAGTCAGTCAAGAGCGAGGCCGAAGCAAAGTCTATCGCCCCACAACTTCTTCAAGCTATGAAGCAGATGATGGAGACTCAAAACAAGTTCAACGAGAACTTGATTACCGAGATGAAGAAACCCAAGACGATCACAGCCAAGTCCTCATCTGGAGCGACTATCACTGCAACTACACATTAGGATTAATCATGCCAAATAAAGCTTTAGTTACTGGTATCGACGGTCCCACTCTTTCCAACGGTGTTTATGCCATGGGAGTTATGGCTAATCTCCAGGACGATATTGAAGGGACTATAGGTCTCAATGTCCAGGTTTCTTCGTCTACCTTCAACATAGGGACCTGGAAAGACAAAGCCGCCGCCGCGATCAAGACAGAAGCCCTGGACGTTCATCAAGTCGTGGTGGATAAAGTCATGTTTCAGGACTTCACTATTGTCGATGTCTGATGGGCGTAAAGCATCAAACTCCGGCAGACGGTACTTTCAGTCCTACGGGGGCCTCGGCTTGGGATGATGAGCATCTAGTCTCCGGTGATGTTGATTTTGGTGGAAACGCCATCATCAACGCGATCGGGATGACTGGGGCCATAGGTCTCACTGGTCCTACGGGTCCTTCCGGGGCGGACGGACTCACCGGCCCTACCGGAGCTGACGGGACGACCGGATCAACAGGAGCACAAGGACCTACAGGTCCCACAGGGGTTACCGGACCTTCGGGTCCTTCGGGGTCTCAAGGCCCTACCGGTCCCACCGGAGCACAAGGACTCACCGGAGCCTCGGGTCCCACAGGTCCGACTGGAGCTTTGGGCCCTACAGGCCCAAGTGGACCTACAGGAGTTCCAGGAACCACAGGCCCTACGGGGCCTTCAGGGCCTTCGGGTGCTCAAGGTCCCACCGGTCCTACGGGGTCTCAAGGTGTTACCGGGGCTTCCGGTCCTACGGGCCCCGCTGGGGTAACCGGACCCACAGGTCCTTCTGGGCCTACGGGGGTTGCTGGGGTTACCGGACCTTCAGGGCCTAGTGGACCGCAAGGAACTACCGGGGTAGGAATTACCGGACCCACCGGTCCTTCAGGTTCTTCGGGTACTGGTATTACCGGTCCTTCGGGTCCCACAGGGCCGGCAGGTGGTGCGGGGGGAAGTCCTTCCTCTCAAGGTATTGCGATGCTTGCCGATTCCGTGACTGCAAGCCTTCTTTTGCGAACTGCTCCGTCTTTGAGTTTCAACATTGCCAGCGGCATCCCGTATCAGTTTCAATACAGAATTCCGTGGAGATCAACAACAATAACCACCGGAATTAGAGCGGGCCTGACTTTCCCGGCGGCAATTAGTGTTTCGGCAAAAGTTGGGGTCCCGGTAGCTGCTGACGGAGTGGGATCTGAGTTTCAGGGAACCCTTACGACTTCTGGGGATGTGGTTGTAGGAACTTCAGCCCCAGGGGGTACGGGTGCGGTGGGTTATTTGGTCATAGACGGAACTATTCTTTGTTCTGGGTCTGGT